GGGGTGCATCAGCATTCTTTCGAACTTGATACCCTTCGCCCTTGCGGCCTTGAGCACTGCCTTAATGTCGGCAATGGGAGTCATTGTATCTTTGTTGCCTACCGACCAGACTGCCCCGGTTGCCACCTTTTTGTTGGCGGTCGGCATTCCGAAGTCAATGACAGACTCGTTGACAATACCCTGTGGGTTGTTGGTAACCGAAAGCTGAAGCTTGGTAAGGGAAAGCATGGTCAGAACCATCCACTCGATACGACCCATAACGGAGTCGAACACGAAGTCAACGTCATTGAAGTAATCCTCAATGACCGCATCCCGACCCCGGAGGGCTTTGGTGATAGCGTGTTCGAGGATTTCCTTCTCAGTCTTTCTCCGGGCGATTGCCGTTTTCGGGATGTCGAAGTATTTGGTCTGCATTGATTTCCGGCTCACTTCAGGAGCTTTCGCATCGTATGATATGATATAAGCGGCCAGTCTTGAGCCAGCTTCGCCAATGAGAGTTTTTCCGTCGAGAGAGTTGACAGGCTTGATTGGAAACATATCCTGCCAGTAGAGCTTCTCGTACTGCCTTGCGTTGAGGTATGAAACTAATCCGGCTTCAGTTACCCCTTCAATTATCGGTGTCTTCATGTCAGATTAGTTAAAATACGTTAACCAAGGTTTTGCTTGAAGCGGTCTGTGATGCCCCGCCCCGGAGAGCAATTTTGTACACATCCGGCATGGGATAAGTCAGGCTGTCTTCTCTGGCCGTTCCCATTGTCACAACAGGTACGTCAGCGTTGCCGTCGTATATCCATTCCGGAGATTTGATGACTCCGTTAGGAGTGTATTTCAGCGTAGCATTAGTTCCGGAGGCTGCGCCTTCGAAATACTTTGTGCCAGCCGTAACCGTGATATCGGTATTAACCGTTGCAACGTCGTAAGCGCTTTCGCTTTCGTCAATTGCAGTTATTACCGCCCCGGTAGTGCCGTCATTTAGGATGTCGCCCACCTTGAAGTGATGCTCCTTCCCAAGACGAGGTGTGGTTGACCCACCGCCGTCGATAGCCAAGGCTGACTTGCAGACCTCAGCAATACGAGTGGCGGGGTCGAAATAAACAGGCGTTCCGCCGGGAATCCACCGCTTGTCAACATTGGCGTTAGCCTTTGTGTAGTCCAAGCGACTTACATTCAAACCGGCTCCGCCGGGGATTTCATCGAGGATGTTATCCCAGATTACTTTCCGCCCACCGAAGGTATTGGATGTAATTTGCATTTTACGTTTTTATTTAAGTTTACCCTTCTCGCCCGTCTCAGCGTTTCGCTTTTCGGCGAGTTTTTTGCCAATTTCCGCCCCGGCCTCGGTTGCCCCTTCAGGCCTTGGCGGAACTGCAATTACAACCCCCTGCTCGGCAGAAGCCTGTCTGGCAACGCCAAAGTCGGCTTCAATCTGAGTAACCAGTTGGTCAATTTTGTCCTCTGACTCGACCGTCAGATTACGGAGCAATGGATTTGAGAACCATTCGGGAATCCCCTTTTCCTTGAGGGAAGCCTTAACCTTCCCGGAAAGAACCTCGTGGGTTTTCGCCTGCTCAATAGCCGTCAACTTTTGCTTACTTTCCTGAAGTTCACGGTCAATTTTATCTGCGAATGATTTGAACCATGCAGGAACGTCCGGATTTCCACCGCCACCTCCATCGGGTTCAGTTTTATCCGGCTTGCCTTTAGGCTTCCCGTTTTCATCGAGGCCATGCTTGTCAATAAAGTTTTTAACGGCACTCTTAGTGGCCTCGGTTGCCCGGCGGTCACCTTCAACTTGAAGCATTTGGGCGGATAACTTGATTGCGTCAAGTACCGGCTGCGTAATGGTTGTTTCGATACTGGCCTCGTCTGTAATGGTCTTGCTGAAGTTTTCGGCAATCCCGACGAGGAAGCTCTCCTGAACTCCCGTCAGTTTTGACTTGAGGTGGGTTAAGATTTTTTCTTTCATTGCTTTTAAATGTTTCAAATGTATAAAATTAATTCAATACAATCATTACCCTAAATTTTCTTTCTGTCTCTCGAGATACCTTTCCCTTACAAACAGATAATCAACATAGGTTAGTATTTCATATCCGTACATTTTACGAATCTCCATCTGCTCGAATGTTGTAAGAGTAGTAAACGGCGGGTTATCCATGTCCGCCGCTATTGCCCGGCTATCCTCAGCTGATACCATTTTCCGTTCCATCACATTCCGATTTGTTCTTTCAGTACCTCTAATTTGCCCCGGTTATGAACTATGAAATAAGTCACGTCCGGGGTTACATTTTCATACAATGCATCTATCCCCTTGAGCGCTGCGTACCTTCCGGGGTCGCCCAGCATCTTATTGAAGCCGTCATACAACCGCTTCCATTCCGCCTCGCTATAAATCCCGGTATCCTTAAGCTTCAAGAATTCATCACTGAAATCCCATAGGAATTTTGACGCCTCATCGGATATTTCATTAAAAGCCCTTGCTTCCATAGCCGGAGTTATTCGAATCCTCATAACATTACGAGTCTCTCCACCTCCATATCCATTAAGTGCCGTATCCCACGCCGGGGATATATTAACGGTCCTCGGCGCTGCAATGTAAGTTCCACTCCCAAATACCCCACGCCCGGCAAATAGCTTACCATACTTGAAGTCGTTAATGTATTCCTGAGCCTGTGCCCCATACAGGCCTCGAAACCCGAACGTTCCCTCGCCCGGCGGAAACTTACTGCCCTCAATGAGAGTCGGCAGCTTATCAAAACCCTGAAGCTTGTAAATATTCGAGAGGATGTCGTCATTTCCGGAGTTCCCGGTTGAAAATCCCGTTTTATAGTCCGGAGAAACGTCCGTAAAGCACTTAATTAAGTCCTCATTCTTCCACCACTCGCCCTGAAGCAAGTCTCTCGGCTGTGGTGCGGGAGTTGCGGCGGGTACTGCGGGAGGTTCGGGAACTATTTTGTCTATAATGGCCTTATTGTCTTCGAACCAGTAAGGGCTCGATTTTTGAAGCTTGCCGTAATTATCCTTAACGTACTGGTTGAACCTATCCGGGTACTTTGTGATTTGAACCTCGCCCAGAAAGTCTGTTTCTCCCCGGAGATAACGCCTAAGCATGGCTTTATCCATAAGAATTGGGGTCGCATTACACAGGCATTGTGGATGCCATCCCTCGAAGATGAACTCCTTTGGATAGTCACCCTCGAGTACCTCACATATTTCCTCGAAATTATAGTCGGGATGCGCACCAGAAAGCGAAACTTTTATCCCAATTACTACCGGATTATTCCGCCAACGCTCGGAGTCGGCTCGTTGGTAAGACATATTAGTTTCCGTTCGGGCAACCCTCATAGCGTTTTTGTATGCCGAGCGGTAAACTCCTCTGCCGGGATGGTATGCAGCCATTGCCTTACTGGCAACCAGATTGCCATTTGCATCCCGTACCCGGCGGAATAGAGCATCTGGATTTTTAAGGTATTGGCGTATCCTTTGGCTTATCACTTGCGCACTATCTCCCCGCATAACTCCGAAGGCGAGTTGCACCTCCATTTCCTTCCGGGTCTGGTCAACCGTCCGCCAGATTGCATCTGAAAAACGCCCTTTTGTTGTGGACAGATACATTTCCAGCTTCATAATATCCGGGAGCGCCTTGAGTTCTGCTATCTTTTTGCCCCGGTATCCCTCGAGATATTCAGAAAATATCGCATTGTTTTTTTGCTCGGATAACCGCCAGCTCTGCCCTATGCCAATCTCTGTCAGGTCAATCAACTTGCCACCAAAGTCATTCATTAAACGGCCAAGCTCCGCCGATAAAGCGGGAGCCTGAGTGTATGTGAAAGCCTTAAGAAACCGTGCCTCTGGGTTTTTGGATAGCTTGGCCACCTTATCGGCCATATCCCTGAACGCCTTGAGGTATTGATTCAGCAGTCGTTTCTGGTTGCCAAGAAACCGCTTACGATATATGCTGGAATAGTCCGGCATCTTTGAACCACTCGATTGTTTTTGTCAGTCCGGTTTTCATGTCAGTCTTTGCAGTCCATCCGAAATATGCATGGGCTTTTTTGGTGTCAAGTACCCGGCGCTTGATT